ATGTCCTCAGTTACCTTGGCAACGTAGTCCACCGCCAGTTCACTCGACTTGGCGTAGATGGTATCGCCGTAAATGTCGTAGTCCTGATCGGGGTAAACCCGCAGGACGCGCACGCATTCGGACGGGATCTGGTACTGGTACGCCCACTCGTTCAGCGGGACGGCCACCAGCAAGGACAGGGTCTGCTTGGTGACGGCAAAGCGCCACGGCGCCTTCGAGAGCAGGTCGTGATATACCTGGTCGTAGACGTAGCCAGCCGTGATGGCCGACTCGATGTCCTCAGTCAGGGACTGAAGCGGCGTTTCGCCCATTTCGATTAGGGCGCCGTTGATGATGTCGAGCTTAGACGCCATGGTCAGGCCTTGGCGTCAAACAGCGACCGTGCCTTCATCGCCTTGGACAGCAGCTTGGTGCCGGTGTCTTCCTTGTTGAAGCGCTTGGCGACCTTCACGGGAATGCCGACACGCTTGGCAAATTTCGGGTCGTGGGCGGCGGCGGCCATCATTCGGGCTTGAGCTTCGCTGGTGCTAGGCATAGGTATCTCCTTACGAGCTGGCCAGCAGGCCAAGGTTCTTCAGCGCCTTGACGATGTCGCTAATGGTGTAGGCCTTGGTGCCAGTGCCGCCGGTGAATGTGCTGTCAGCGTGCACGGCATTGCTAGGGCCATTGGCCGTAAATCCGGTTGCTGCTGTACCAGTGGTGGCTTGCTGTGCTACTGGGGTAGCAGCGTAGAACCCAATCTTCTGGGTGGTTGCCGTGCCGAACTGAATACCGGTGGTCGTTCCCAGAACAAAGGTGGTTGCATCTGCCCACGTCACTGCCGTGCCGCTGATGCTGATGGTGGACGTGCCACCCAAGGCGCCAGCATTGTTGTACTGCAACTGCCCATCGCTGCCAGCCGGAAGCCGCAAGGCGGCCAGCGATGCGGCCGTCACCTTGTAGTTGGCGCCAGAACGGGCGATGACCAGCTCGTCAGAGCTGGCAGCAGGGTTGCCGCTGGAAAGGGCAGATATCTTCTGATTGGCCACGGGGACTCCTGATGTGAGCCGCAGCCTGCAAGATGCGGCAACGCCAGATTCGGCGCAATCGGTAGCCGATAACTACCGACGGCCTCGCCTGCGGGCGATGATGGGCAGCAGGATCTGGTCGGCGGCTGCAGTCACTGTTCCCACCGTGCCGGTGGAGGAGAAGGCATCCGCACCAGATTCGGATGCAGCCATCGAACCAGATACCGGAGGCGATGCGGTGCCAGTCGAGGCAAAGGTATCGGGACCTGTTTCGCTGGCGGCCAGCGTGCCAACTGGGCGGACGGTGCCGCTGACAGCAGCTGTGTCTGAACCGGATTCGGTAGCGGCCAGCGTGCCGCTGATGACGAGTTCGTCTAGAAGAAGGCGACTGACACCGTCATCCAGCAGCAGCTTGCTGGTGTTGTCGTCGAGAAGTAGGAATTCTGCCACACCGTCAGTCCCACTGGCCGACGTTGGTGTAGTTGGCGGCACCCAAGCGGCGCAGCATCACATAGCTGCCTGCGGCTACCGTTGCCGCCGAGGCCGTGACCAGGGTGATGGACGGAATGAGCGTGCCGGCCGTGGTCACCTCGAACGTACCACGCAGCTGAACGCCCATGCCGGTGCCGGTGCCAGCCGTGACCATCGAGGCCGCGCTCTGCTGGGTGATGGAGAACGTGCCAGTCTGCGTTGCTGCAGTCGTCGGTGTGGTCGCGTCGATACCGACCGCATGCCAAAGCCAGTCAGCAGTCACCACCGTGCCGGCGCCAACGATGTCGAACGCAGCGTTGCCGCTGGTGCCAGACATGCCCGTCAGATAGAGCATCCCCTCGAAGAAGTACAAACCGACTTCGAGGGTAATGCGCCCGTTCGTCGGGCTGTTGAATAGGGCTTGTTCAGCAGTCGAACTGGTGAGGTTGCGAGAGGTCGCCGCCCGGATGTAGTGATTGATGCCGACCGCGCCACGGTTGCCCGCGTCGTGGGTCATGTAAATGGCATCGGCGTCCATCTCGATGGACCCGGCATCGGGCGTGGTCTGCAGCGTGCCCGAGGTTAGCTTGGGCCATGAGCCAGCGGTTGCCGAGCCAGCGGCAAACACCGGCGCGACTTCGACGAAGTCCTTGATCTGCTGCGCCGTGCAGGCCTTGGTCGTGCCAGACCCATCGGACAGCGGAATTTCCTCGGTCCCCGTCAGGGTCGAGGCCGCCGTCAGGTTGGCAATGCTGGTGTCTGCCATATCAAGCGGCGTGCGTGATGGTGGCCGAAGTGATGGTCACCGCACCGCCAGAGGTGATGCTGGTCGAGTTCAGGTTGATGTCAGAGCCCGAGGTGCCCACCGACAGGCCAGTCACGATGTCCGTGCCGCCCGAAGCCGTGCGAATACGCGCAGCAGCTGCGGTGCCAGTGGCATCGGCAGAGGTATCGGACTGCGGCATTGTGAATGTGAGAACGCCACTGGCGGCAGCGCCGGCGGCAGGGTTTGCCAGGGGAATCGTGGCCAGCACCGTGCCCATGCCGGTGGTGCCAATCTCGAGGACGCCCGTGGTGCCGATGGCCGTCGTGACGGCATTCAGCCTGGCGTTCTTCACGGCCGTCGTGTAGGTGACGGCCATGGATTAACCCAGTGCCGCGAGCGCGGCCTTGGTGGCGCCAGCCTTGGCGATGGTCGCCTTGGCATCGTCCAGTTCCTTGGACAGAGCAGCCAGCTCACGCTTGGCGGCCTTGATGTCCGACTCGATCTGCGCCTTATCGACGGCAGCAATCTCGACTACAGCCACGGCGGTGGCCACGGCCTCATCTGCCTTGGCCTTGGCGTCAGCCAATGTGCTGGCAGCCTGTGCCTGAGCGCACTTGACGGCCTCGCGCACCAGTTCCAGCTCGACACCAACCTGTGCCAGTTCCTCGCGCTTGGAGGCCAGCTGGGCGTCCAGAGCTGCCTTGGAGGACTCGCGCTCGTTGACCGCCTGAGCGGCGCTCTGCAGCGCCTCGGCAGTTTCCTGCAGCTTCTCAAAAGCCTTGACGAACCGGGTGAACTTCCCGGCCTCGTTCACCGCCTCATTGATATCCATCAGCGGTTCCTCCGAGCGTACATCGACACCACAAGCGAGGTGGTGCCGTCGCCTGCCGTGATCAACGGGCGAACGTAACGGGTGATTTCTGTGACCTGCTCAAGCCCTGCGGCCGTCAGGTTGATGGCGTTCCCTTGCGGGTCAGTCAGCGGGGCCCAGTTGGTNCCGTCGATGCTGCCNTGAAAACGCATNTTGCCGGACGCGCCGAANGTGCCAGTCACNTGCACGCAGCGGTCGGCCCAGTCGGGGAGCTCGACGGACGAACCATCGTCTCCGTTCAGCAGGCCTGACCAGGTAACAACCATGGCCTGAACTGTGGAGTTGTCGAACGAAGCCGTGCGAGTGGCCATGCTTGCTCCTTAAAAGAGCGGCAGATGGGGTTAAATCCACCTGCCGCTAAACGCCTGCGCCTCTCCGACGAGTTGCAGGAAACCGGTCTTAGTCGCTGTCAGCGGTGGCGATGTCCGTGAAGTCGGTGATGTCCACCACTCCCGAAGCATTGCCGTTGACCACGGCCAGACCAGCCTTGTCAGCGCCGGCGGTGTAGCCCGTCGGCGTCTTGACCGTGCCAGTCACCGTAACACCGATGACGATGTCACCGATGGCCAGCTCCTTGCTGGCGTTGTTGAAGTAGCCCGAAGCGTCCACGTCCGTGAGAGCATCGACGGTGGTGTACTTCCAGATGCGATGACCAGCCGGAACGCCGGGGGTAACGCAGTAAAGACCGTTGCGATCAAAAGCCATGATGGTTTCCCCTTATTCCGTGAACTGGACGCCCTGGACACCGTTCACGTCAATGACGCAGGCGCCAGCCTTGAACACACCGTTGACCAGGTAGCTGGTCTTCTCGGCGATGTAGTTGATTTCGGTCTTCATGTCGATGCCGACACCGAAACCAACCGACTCTTCGTGCCACGCCCAGCCCTGACGGACGCCAGCAGAGGCGAGTCCGAGACCGCCTTCCTGACCCGAACCCGTGCGGTTGTCGATGATGTGCCACTTGAAGCCGATGAAGCTGTCGATCTCGCCGGCCATCAACGCGCGGATGGCGTTGTAGTCAGCCGAGCTGAACTGCGACAGGAGGAGAGCCTGCTCGAGACCGCGGCCGTTCACCAGAAGGTGACGCTTGCCGTCGTTCGGCACGCCGTTGTCCGTGAGCAGCTTCGACAAACGAAGCACCTTGTCGAGGTTCAGGCCCGTGCCAGCACCGCCGACCGAGGTCGGGACCGCGGCGGCGTTCGCCGAAGCGCCCGTGCCGATGGCGTCGATGATGATCTGGTCCGAACGGCGGCCCATGGCGAGCGCGATGCTCTTGGCCAGCTCGACCTTTTCGTCGTAGTTGACTTCGGCCTGCGCGAAGATGTCGCTGTAGTCAGCGGCGTGCCAGTTGCCGAGCGTGCAAGCCACGTTCGTGTGCGTGATACCCATCGGGTTCACGTTGTCCTGGATGGCCTTGGTCTTGGCGATGCCGGTGCCGAGGCGACGGAAGTTGACGGTGGAACCGACCACGTTGCGACGGACGCGCGTGGTGTTGTTCAGGATGGCGGCACCCTGAAACTGATGCTTGACCTCAGCAGCAAATTCCTGCTGGGCGGCATCGGTCAGATAGATGGACATTGTGACCTACTCCTAAAAGACGAAAGATGGTGGCGACNTGCCACCGACTAATCGCCCCGGTAGATCCACGATGTGGGCCAGGACTTGCGCGACTCCATCACGCCGATGGTTCCTGCCATTGCTCGGGCCGCTTGCGCGGTAATTCCGATGGCCGGATGACGTGACAGTACCGCCACCCGCACCATCGAGGAATTGCTCGTCAATAACTACGCGATTCGGCGGCCGTTGGAATCACGGCGCTCGGTGCCGAACACCTTGTCGCGCAGCTGCTCGACGCGCTTGGCATAGGCGGGGTCAGTCTGCACCAGTCGCTGGCCGCGGTCATCGCGGGCGAAGTACATCTTCTCCCAGTCCTCCCGGCTCGGGCCGATGGGCGCCTGCTGGGCATTAGCCTGGTTGAACTTGGGCGGCTGGGCAGCCCGCATCAGCGACTCGACGGCCTCGACGGCCGCAGCACTGGTGCANAGGTCCTTCAGCGCCTGACGGTGGACCGGCTCAACCGAGGCATCAAGCCAATCGGACAGGTCCTTCAGCCGCTGCGGGGCGTTCTCGCCGAGCGACTTAATCTCGGCCTGCATGATTTCATCGCTGGCCGCCATGTCCTGCTCGAGGAATGCGCCGACCAGTTCCTGCATGGCAGAGCCAGACAGATCCAGCGCCTTTGCCTTCTCGAAAACGGCAGACAGACGCGGGTCCTCGGCAAACCCCTGCAGTACCTCGGCCGACAGCTTCTCGGTGGGNTGCAGCTCGTACTGTTCGGGTGCGCCGATGGAATCAATCTTCTTGCCAATCTTGGACTCGGCCCAGCGCAGCTGGTTCAGGACCACGTCAGCCTTGATGGCCTTCTTGTCCGCGTCCCAGTACTTGGCNTTGACGTTCTCGGGACGGCCGTCGGCGCCTACCTTGCCGAACACCTGNTCGAGGGCGGCNTCCTGATAGGTGAACGANAGGCCGGGAGTGCCTGCTTCCGACGGCGCTGGTGAGGGGGAAGACCCCGTCGGATTNCCGCCGGCAGGCGCGGCGGNGGGGNCAGCAGCCTCGGGGGCCNCTGGCTGTGCTGTGCTGGTTTCTTCGCTCATGGGTTCCCTCTCCGTGCAATTTCAATTTGCTGCAGGATTTGCAGCACCACATCGGCCTGCCCCTGTCGGATGCCGGCCGCAAATTGGGTGTCAGCGGGCAACACAATGGGCCGCGCCACGAAGGTCCGGGTTAGATGCTCGAGCAGCTCGCGTCCACGCTCGGTGGTAAACACGTCAGCCGTGAGCTTGGCAATGGCGTACATAGCCGCCCATTGCTCTCGCTGGGTTTCCTTGTTGGGCACCAGCTCCAGTGATTCCCACCCGCCGACCCCAGTCAGCTTGCGGGACACCGCTTCCCTCACCGTTTCAGTCATTCGGTTGGCATCCCCTGTTGCATGGCCGCAGCCTGCGCCACCTGTTGCATTATCTGCTCGCGCTCTGCGTCAGTGCGCAGCAGCGATGAATCCACGCCGGCACGCTTGCCGATGTACTCGCCGACCGACTCGGTACGGAACGACATCTGCACCGCTTGCGGGCCGAATGGAATGGTCATTTCGAGGGCGGTGCGCAATGACATCAGCTCCTCGTTGTCTTGAGCACGCGCCAGCGGAGACAGGTGCTTGAGTGTTACCTCGCGCCCGTCCACCTTGAACGGTGCCATCTTGCCAATGCCGCGCAGCAGGGCCACGCCGCGGTTGATAACACGCTCTAGGAACTCGGTCTGCAGGCGCCCGAACGCAGAGCCGATCGCTGCACGAAGTCGCGGTCCTCAATCATCACCTCGGTGGCTGACTGGATGGCGCCTTCGCGCCGGCGCGGGTCCGCAAACAGCGAGGTCCTGACTTGCTGGCGCAGGTCAGAGAGGATGAACTGAGCGAGATCAGGCCGGATTTCAGTCATCAACGGCCGCAATGATGGATTAGCCTGGTCGTTGCTCATCACCGGGATGATGGTGTTCGGCATGATCTGGACGGTGTACGGGTTCAGCACGCCGTCCGACACGCCAGTCAAAGGCGGTGCGAGGTTCATAGCTGCCGCCGTCAGGTTGAACTCGACCACCTTGTTCAGCGTCCGGATGTCCTGTAGCGCCGCCATGACCGGGCCGCGGCCCCATGTCTCGCCGGGGATGACAGACCAGCGGAACACGATGACCGGACTGGTGTCGCCCAAGGCGCGGATGTACAGAACGTGCTGCGGGGACTTAGCCAGGGCAATCAGGAAGTACTCGCGGCTGATGGCTCGTAAATCACCGCGTTGACGTAGGACACCTCCATGATGGGGTTGTCCTTGAGCGCCTTCTCCCATGAATCGGGAAGGCTCACGCCCGGATACAGGCGTGGCAGGTGCGAGACCTGACACTTGCGGTCCGTGAACGTAGTCTCGATGATGCCGCTCGGGCCTTCCTCGATGGCCAGATGGGCCGGCGGGATGGACTCGAAACTGAATCCCTTGCCCTGCTCGTCCAGCTCCAGCGTCAGCGCACCAGTGCCGACCGACAGATCGAGGAACGCCTCGTGACTGCGGATGGCGAAGTTCGAGTGGTTAATGTAGCTGAAGAACAGGTCGGTCTGTTCGTCGAGGTACTGCAGCAGCTCGTCGCTGTCGCGCTGCTCCTTCGGCAAACCGGGACCCGGCACGAACTTCGACCACTGCCGCCACGGTGGGCAGATGCTGGCCTGCATGCGCGAGGCAAACTCATTGACGCCTATCGTGGCCGTCGAGTCGTAGATCTCCTTGCCCCGCTTCTCGCCCGGCGAGTGGCTGCGGAACAGCTCACGGTCCGGCAGGACGTAGTCGTAGCACTCCTGCANNAGNGTGCGGAACTGGTCTCGGCGGGCAACGGCCGCATCGTAGCGCTTGAGCAGCGAGCTCAGGTCGCCAAGACGGTCAGGCAAGG